TCCGGATTATATACAAACAATCAAGGTAGTAATTATACCATAGAACGTATTATGCCAACTCCATATAAGTTAACATTGAATGCAGACATATGGACTACCAGCAATGAACAAAAATTACAAATATTTGAACAGATAGCAGTTTTCTTTACACCCAGTTTTGAGATACAAACCACTGATAATTATCTCGATTGGACCAGTTTAAGTACAGTAAGATTAGATGATGTAAATTGGACAAGTCGACAAATTCCACAGGGTGCTACCGAAGATATTGACATCATGACGATGACGTTTGAAACTCCTATTTGGATAACCCCTCCTGCTAAAGTTAAGAAATTAGGAATCATTACTAAAATTATATCTAATATATTTTCAAGCAATGCAGCAGGTACTATTGCTAACGAATATAGCCAAATAGGTGCCGCTGACATGTTTGGCGGTATAACACCAGATGCTGGTTTAGTAGTTACAGCAGGAAAATATGATTTGTTGGTATTGAATAATACCGCAAGACTAATAAATTCCAACGGACTTGGAGAAAATATAGATGTCAGTTCTCCGCTTAATTCTGTTTCTTGGTTAAAAATATTAGATTTACATCCGGGAAGATTTAGAGCAAGTTTAAGTCAATTACGATTTGGGCACTCTGGTGGTAACGAAGTTATTGCTTACATTAGCTTGGACCCAAATGATGATTTTATTATGAAATTAAATATCGACCCCGATAGCCCAGGTGTACCTACAAATACGACTATCAGTAGCGTCTATAATCCTGTGGGCAGAGGAACCATAGATGCAGTTATAGATCCCGAAACTTATAATCCTGAAACAGTTGCTGCCGGAACCAGATATCTAATACTTAACGACATTAATAATACAGTTCAATTTGGAACACCTGGATATACAGGACCAAACGCTTGGAAAAATAATAATGGGGATGATTTTCAAGCATTTGCTAATGATATAATTGAGTGGAATGGAGATTCTTGGCAAGTGATTTTCAGTTCTGTTGATCATACGGATGTGATATACATAACTAACTCATATACTAACACACAGTATAAGTGGGAAAATGGAGCATGGAGTAAAAGTTATGAGGGCGTCTATGATGCAGCACTATGGAGATTAATACTGTAAATCAAGTAGTGTGTAGTGGTGGTTTATTTTTAGCAAGAGATACTAAAAGATTTTTATTGTTATCAAGGACCAAGATTAACACTGCCGGCACATGGGGATTGGTCGGAGGTAGAAAAGAACCGTCGGATGTAACACCCTTTGATGCACTTACAAGAGAGATACAAGAAGAAGTGGGTCGAACACCTACTATTAAAAAAGTTGTACCTTTAGAATTATTTGTAAGTAACGATCAACAATTCCAATATAATACCTATGTATTAGTTGTTGATCGAGAATTCATACCATCACTAAATGATGAGCACGATGGATATGCATGGGTTAGTTATGATCAATGGCCTAAACCATTGCATAGAGGTGTAAAGAATTCCTTCAGCAGTAAAATTATTCGTGCTAAGATAGAATTATTATTAGAATTACTTTAACAGATCGGGTCCAAATGCCCAGGTACCAAGATGCCTTATTTCTTGACTCAGCACAGTATCAACTTTAACAGTTCTACCGGTCTTGGCAATTTTTTGGCATAGTATCATATCTTCGCCGAGGTGATCATTAGATTCAGGGGTCCATTGGAATTCAAACCAGGGTTTTATAAGTTCATTGAAAATATCGGTTTTCATTAACATGCACCCCATACCAATTCCTTCAACAGGAACTAAATTGTCTTGCACATCAAAACTTAAAGGATGATACCAATCTCCTATTTTTTCATAGGCCACACCCTTGGCAGGCAGTTGTCGCCTGACATAATTTGCTGCTACGACTTCCTCATTGTGTGACATTAATCTCACCGCAGTAGTAGAAGGGAATGTCATATCACTATCTAACCAAAGTGTATATTCTGCATTGAGATCCAGTGCCATCGTGGCCAATCGTTCTCTTTGAGTTAGCAATACAGTACTTGCATCCATAAACACATGTGTGTCTATGTTATTCATAGTGTTAAATTTGACTAATTCAACTAAACACATGGCATGTGCAGAATGCAGAGTATCTCTGCAAGGTATGCAAACTGCTAATTTACTTTTTTTAGTTGACCAACTACTGGATGAGAATACTGATTTTGATTTCATGCGCCCGCGACATCTTCACTAAGTGACTCACCTTTGATTACTAATCCAGAAATGGTGTTTAGTAAATCTTGGGTTCGTTTAGCACATAGTATAAAGTCATTAGGGCTGAGTTTGCAAGAGGTATTCAATGTTTCAAGTTCCATTCTACCCAGAGTCATTACTTCAAGAGCACTTTTTTTTGCCAGATTTTCAATAAATGCATCCCTTGCATCTTCTTCAGATCTCTCAATTAGCTCATTGATATCGCTTTCTTCCATTTCATCTAATAATTCTAAAAGATGAGTTAGTTCTTGAGATTGGATATTCTTATCAGATAACACTTGTATTTGAATTAAAAAATTTACCAACGTTTCTGGATTAGATAATCTATCATGCCAAATAATAGTATCTAATTCCCATTTGCTGGGTCCAAGTTTGAGTCTGGATATTACATCATCGATTTGTTCAGGTTTCATATTTAATAGGTGTAAGGAGCGGTTCTTCCGCCAAACGCCGATGAAAAACTAATTGCAGTACCCGGAGTTCTACCAATGTTAGGACCTAAAGTTCCGCTCAAACTGATATTTTGGCCAGCGGCAGGGGCCGCATTGTTATATGCTTGTCTAACTCTTCCCATTGCGATTGCTTGACCTGTTGCTGGTAATACTGACATAATTTTTCCTTGTCGGCTTCCTATTTATTGAGCAGTTCTGCCAGCATGGCTTGAATCTGATCTATTTGTTTTTGTTGTCGTTCGATAACAGCCTGTTGTTCTTTGATCGCTTCTACTAATAACGGAACAAGTTTTTCATATTGAACTGTTAGATAATTCTCTCCGGATTTGCTTGCACCATTTTCTTGGTCAAATGGTGCAGGTCTTACTGCTTGTGGTAATACCTCCTGAACATCTTGTGCAAACAAACCGACTAGGTCTTCATCAGTTGTATATCCTGTCAGACTATTTGCCAAATCATTCCATTTATAGATAATACCGTTTAATAATCGTACCTTATCGATAGCATTATCTATAGGTCTAATATCAGTCTTCAATCTCTTATCTGAAGAATATGCTGTGATTTCATTAATTACATTTAGTGCGCCGGCCATACTTAACGTCATCGTGGGAGTAAGTGTCCCTGTACCGTCCATTGCAGTTGATGTACCAAATATCAATGGTGCGCCGCCTGCTGTCTTGCCGTAAATAATTCTCAAACTAGCATCACTACCGTATGCTAGGTATCCCCAGTTAGCAGTATCAACACTTGTGCCGCCGTAGACAACAATACGAGCCTGGGTGTATGGTGTGTTATCAGCGCCTGTAGCATTACGAATCAATCCATTAGAACCCACAGTGGCAGATTGTGTTTGATTGTTTATGCCAACATCGAATTTAAAAGTTGGAGTACCGTTAATGCCCACCCTGCCAGTACTTGGATTAATTACAAAACTACTTGTGGTATACACATTCATACCAGTGGCACTGGCGTTGTTAGCACTTACAAATGTTGGATAATAATTAGCATTGGATGCTTGTGCTACAGTTTGTACTTGAGTAGAATTACCAACCAATTGCGACGAAGTTGATACCCATGTTGGTGCAGATCCACTTCCATTACTTTGTAAGTAATAGCCAGCGGTGCCAAAATTAGAACTTCCGCCAAACGAAACAGCACCGGTGCCGGTAACTAAAAATTGGGTAGTTCCGTTTAAATTAAAATAGATTGGTAATGACGCGGTAGACTGTTTTATTTGAAATCCACCACTTCCATCAAATCCCACAAAAGCACCATTTATCTGACTTGGGGTAACAAAAGTGATTCCTGAATTATTGTGACCTTCTAATCTTATTTGACTTGCTACACCACCAGTTTCGTTAATATGTAATTTAGATATAGGAACGGTAGTCCCCATACCTATGAATCCCGTACTTGCATTAAATCCAATTTGACTATTGCTATTGGTAGCAATATACGCATTTTGCGACGATCCAGACGAAGAAACACCCACCATATATTCAAACGCTGAAACATTGGCCTGAACAGTAAGACTTGACGGAGAAACTGCTGTAGTTGGATTAACCCATGTAGGTGCAGAGCCAGTTCCATTAGTTGTTAATATCCAACCCGAAGTAGATGCTGCGGCTAAGAACGCAGTAGTACCCGGTGAACTTTGATAGGGAATTGATTGAGCGGTTCCTCCTGCTAAATTAGTAGCGGTGTTTGCGTTACCGGCAGTAATAGATCCCACAGGGGTCCATTGTGGAGCGGCATCTCCAGCACTAACTAATAGTTGTCCACTTGATCCATATGCTGTGCCACTTGCGCCAAAACTTATACCACCATTAGAGGTGATACGCATCCTTAAATTATTACCAGTTTGAAAATCTAATATTCCGGAATTATCACTAAAAACGATAAGTCCGCCTGATCCAGTTGTTGAGGCATTTAAAAAACTTGGCATAATTGACTATATTAAAGAATAACCCATCGTTGTCCACTACTAATTGTCACAGTAACACCGTTTGAAACACTAATGGGTCCAACACTCATGGCATTATATCCAGTGGGTATAGTATAACTTTGCATCACAG